TTANTGCCAACGGGTGAAGCTTGGTTAATTCTGTCTGATCTGGCTGAGCATTTGGGTTTACGTAGTCGTGAGCAGTTGCAAGCTTGGTTTGACGAGGCTGGGGTTAAAGTTCTCGAGCGCATCGATATCAAGCCACATCACAAAAAGGTCTTTGATCAAACAGATGCTTTGTATCCTGCCAGGAGCAAGGAAGTGACCTCTTTGTGGCGACTCTCTCTTCAGAAAACGGCGTGAGACAAACGGGAAAGAAGAAAAGACAAACCCCTCTAGGGTCAGAGGGGTTTGCTTTAAATGGTGGGTCGGCGGAGATCGAACTAAATCCCATTTTCTAGACAAAAAACAATAGGTTACGTGCCACCAAAAAGGTACGAATTTCAAAGAGTACCCCCAATAGTACCCCCAAATTTATTGCCTTCAATTGGCAAACTCATGCCTTAATATTAAGCAATGGATGGTCTTGAATTTGTGGGAAATATAAAGGTCATGAAGACTCTCAAGCAGATGATTGAGAGTAAAGACGTTGTGCCTGCTTCCCAATTGGCAAAAAATAAGGCCGCAGAAGCGGCCAAAGAAAAAGCTTTTGAGGAGGCGATAAGATCGGAAGAGTCGCACCGCAAAACCAAGATCTCCGCTGGTAGGGTAGAGGGTGGATCATTGGGCTCGAGAGCCCTTTATTGAGTAAGTTCTAAACAGCGCTGATCCAAGAACCTATAAACATCAAATGACCCGAGATTCTCGACGCCATTTATACAGGGTACTGGCCCATAGCTTAGATAGTGGAAAGCCAGCGCTTCAGCGCTAGAGGAGGTCAAACAGTGGATGTTTAAAAATTCATCAACTATCTTCTTGCACGCACTGATAGCATCATTCAGACTAATGAAGCCCCCAATACGTGACCAAGGGCTTGCATCAGATGGGCTATGGTCATTAAAAACATCCACAGTAAATTGAGCGGGTAAATTAGCTGATTGCATATTCATCTCCTGAATTAATTTGAGTTGCCAGCATAACCTCAGGAGATGCCCATTTTTCAATTGGTGGATTGCCTTGCCCTCTCTCCAATAAAGGTCTGAACTTGCTCAATAGTCCAAAAGGATGACCTACCAATTTTGATCGGTTTTGGAAATTCACCTTTCTGCACCATGAGCCAAAACTTGGATTTAGAAATCGGCATCATTTTCAAAATTTGAGGAATTCGCATTAAGGTCACGTTCATATCTCTAGATGTGATGTCATTCATGATCATTTCCTTAGCGGGCGCGTTTTACATTTTTACGATAAACCTGCAAAGCCATTTTTGCAGAACTCATTTTTGCGTATCCATACGAGCGATACAAGCTGTATAAGCGAATTGCCATCATTAAATTTAATCTCCATCTCTATGTTTTGTTATGAATCAATCTGTGTGCTACTGAAGTGCAATGTAGTCAATGAAATTTTGGTGGTCAATCAAATGTCAATACCCACTTTGAAGACGCATATTAATTTTTGACTACAAAAAAATATTTATTCATAGAAGTGACACAGGCCATATAAATAAATGGCTACAGCCTTGTCAGAAGATTCTGATAGAGCAAAGAGAGTGGTGGACACACTTAGATCAACAAACACTTCAGATAAAGAAAATCATTCTCACGAATTTCTCAAACATGGATTACATCGAATTGATGAATAATTAAATTAAAGAAAAATTCAGAAAAAACACGTTTGACGATACGCTTTCCGATTGTTAGATTCATCTCTTGCAAAAAATATTGCGCGCAAGAAAAAGAACCACACGGAGACAGATTGAGATGAATTACTACGAGCATCACATTGGAGACTATGCAGAGGCAACTGCGCATCTTACATTCATAGAGGATGCAACTTATAGCCGCCTCATCAGAAAGTACTACGCCACAGAAAAGCCGCTACCCATCGAAATTAAGTTAGTACAAAGATTGATCAACGCACGATCAAAAGAAGAAAAAAATGCAGTTGTCTCCGTCCTCAACGAATTTTTTACTCTCACTGATCAAGGCTGGAGACAAGAGCGCTGTGATCATGAGATAGCCCGCTTTAAAGATAAGCAACTCAAAGCTAGGCGGAGCGCAGAAGGTAGGTGGCAATCATTTCCACCGGACGAATCTCAGTCAGAAATTACCCCAAATATTGGATGCGTTCGCAATGCGACCGCAATGCGAACGCATTGCTCACCAGACACCAAACACCAGTCACCAGTAACCAATCTCCATACACCAGGAAAACAAAACAATGGGGGTGAAAAGGAAAAAATTTCCCAAGGACCGCCCACGCTTGCCGATGATGAAAAGATTCTTCAGGAGCGTATCGAAAAATACAAATGCTTTGCAGCCATGATCAGCAAGGAGGGTAGGGCTATTGCGGTAGACGACTACCGCATACGAGACATCGTCAATCTCGGGGTGTCAGAAGCCGAGGTCGCACAAGCGATTGCCACGGCAAAGGAAACGCGCATGAAAGTCTCAAACCTAACGCCCATCAACGCAGGCTACGTATTGGCCATACTCAAAGGGGCGCGCAAGAAGGCAGAAGCTGCTAGCGCAGACGAAGATGCTTGGTGGAAAACCAATGAGGGTATAGATGCCAAAGGCAGGGAGATTGGTATGAGAGCCCAAGGAGCAGAAAACTACGACTCCTTCAAAACCCGAATCTTTGCTGAACTCCGCAAACGTCAAGAGGCATCCAATGCAAACTAATCAAACCTTTGCAGGCGTCATTGATCGCCTAGACATGGAAGACTTCCCCATTGGTTCTAAGGTGAAGACCCCAAGTGGGCGCGTAGGTATGGTTGTTAAGCATCGCGGAGCCCAAAGCCGTCATGACCTATTCCAAAGAATCATCATTGAGTTTGATGAACCCATTGGTGATTCAGTTGCATTGCAACCCCATCTTTTAAAACTCATCAAGGAGCCATCTACTTCCTCATGATTGAAAACAATCAAAAGAAATCAAAGGGCGGAAAAAGACCGGGAGCTGGTCGCAAGACGGGCAGTCTAACTAAGCGTACCCGCCAAATTGCTGAGGCTGTTGCTACCCAGGGGATCACACCCCTAGAAGTCATGATGAAGGTAATGCTCCAGCTATACGAAGAAGCTGGCAATGTTCAAGAAGAAGAGCTTGGCGATAAGGCTTTGGCTAATGAAGCTCGCATAAAGCTTCTGAATATGGCTGCCACCGTAGGAAGGCACGCCGCACCTTACGTACATCCTCGCTTATCCGCCATTGAGCACACCGGTAAAGATGGCGCACCTCTACAAAGTGGGGTCTTAGTAGTGCCAAGCGCTATGAGCATAGATGAGTGGGAGCAAGCCGCCCAAGCAAAACACTAGTGAATTAAACAAAACCAATGAAAACCATCTGGGCGCCATTGCCTGGTAGCCAGACTTTGTTTCTGACATGCCCTGTGTATGAAGTATTGCTAGAAGGTACTAGAGGAGGAGGCAAGACCGATACCCTACTCATGAGCTATGCCCAACACGTGGGTAGAGGCTTTGGAGATCATTGGCGCGGAACACTCTTTCGCCTGACCTATCCCCAGCTGGCTGACGTAGTGGCTAAGAGCAAGCGCTGGTTCTATCAAATCTTCCCAGGCGCCAAGTTCAATGAATCGGATTATGTCTGGAAGTGGCCCACCGGGGAGATGCTGTACTTTCGTTATGGCGCCAATGAGGACGACTACTGGAATTATCACGGCCATGAATACCCCTGGCTTGGATTTGAAGAGCTCACCAACTGGCGTAACCTCTCTTTCTACGAAGCAATGCATTCCACCTGCAGGTCATCTCATCCTGGAATGCCAAGGATGGTGCGAGCTACTTGCAATCCATTTGGAGTGGGTCACGCATCAGTAAAGGAAAGATTTCAGATTGGAGCTATTCCTGCTGGAGAGATCATTAGGCAGGAGGGCGTATTACCCAGAGTGAGAATTCATTCAACGATTTATGAGAACACTCATCTACTAAAAAACGACCCCAACTACCTCATGAACCTAGAGTCACTAAGCGATCCAAACAGGCGCAGAGCCTGGTTAGAAGGGGATTGGGATATCCACGTGGGAAGTTTCTTGGAAGGCGTATGGCAGCCCTCTAAACACGTTATAGAACCCTTCGCAATTCCACCAACCTGGAAGGTATGGCGCTCAATGGATTGGGGATATGCCAGACCATATGCCGTGTATTGGTTTGCCTTATCCAATGATGGAGTCTATTACCTCTGGAGAGAGCTCTATGGATATGGAGATAAAGAAAACACCGGCATAAGAGAGGATGCAACAGTAGTTGCCGAAAAAATAAAGAAGATCGAAATACACGATCAGCGCCTTGGTTATGAATATCGCATGAACCTAGCTGACCCATCCATCTTCTCGAAGATAGGAGCAGAGCGATCCATCGGACAAATCTTCAGAGACAAGGGCGTTAAATGGACCGAGGCTAATAACGCCCCCAGAAGCAGGGTAAACGGCGCTCAAGAAATTATCCGACTACTAGCTGAAGACAGACTCAAAATCTTCTCAACCTGTAAGCATTGGTTAAGAACTATTCCCCAACTCCCGCCAGATTCATTAAACCCTGAAGATGTCGATACGGATGCTGAGGATCATGCATGGGATGCAACTAGGTATGGGGTGATGAGAGCTAGGAGAGTTGAATGAAGAATGTGCTAATTTAAACAGTGGGTTTGTGTAGCTTAGAGCCTAGGTAGTGAAGCCCCCATAGAGTGCAGACGGACATTTGAAATGCAAGAAATAAAAAGACAAAAAGATAGAAATTTCCAACTATTTTGAATGGAATATTTTTAAAGGTTTCTACGATCGGGGTAGATAGAATGGGACCTAGAAGCCCCATAAATACAGCAATCAAACTCTCCGCAGTAAGAAAGGCAAAAAGCATGGCTAAAAAACGTCTACGGGTTAAGGGAATGTTATTTTTTACCCCGCCCAAATTTTCTTTGATGGTTGGCGTTGGAGCCGTAATCAACTCATCCATGTTTGGGTGTGCCATGGTGACAACAATTGCTAAGGCTGCAATATAAAATCCGGGTAATGTTTGAATAAATTGCGTCATTAGCTGAATTAACCCATCCTTACCAAATGCATTTACATGGGGCCTTAGGGTATAAATTACACCAAAAACTAAAGCAGTAAGGACGAGAGGGGTAGCCCAATCAATCCAACATTTTTTCTCATGCTTAATCTTAAGGTAGTCAATGGGCTGAAGTAGTTGTTCAAGCATTTTCTCTATTTAACGCAGTTATACATACGAGTTGCAAGCTCAGAATGAACTTCATCATATGCTGACTCCAAGGGGTGATTGAAGTTATCTAAAATTTCTTTTTTAATATAAGCATCATCCTTAACCGAATCAGAAGACCTTGGGTCGATCACAATGCTCCTGGAGACGCCGGATAGGGTCTTAAATTTAATTCTAACGCCGGTTGCTTTATCTTCTGCCGTTTTAAAAATTTGTTTAAGAATGGGCCAATTCTTAATAGATTTATGGAGTTTCAATTCTGAAATATCTAGGGTGGTAGTTAGTAATTTATCCTTTACAAAGCCACGCTCATCCCAGTTAGTCTTGGAAACTTGTGGAGATATTATTTCGATTCCACTTAAGGTGCCATTATTGATATCGTTAGTTAGTTGGTCCGATGGTTGACCCAATAACAATATGCGAACGTTAATTGGGATTTTCTTAAATGCCCCGTTTTTATCTCTTGTTCCACTTGGATCATCGCAGACAAATTTTTCTGGAAAATATGTTTTAGCTTTCCGCAGATATAGGTTTAGAAATTTTTGGATTCTAGAGCTTGGTAGGCCTGGAGTGCTCTCTAGTACAAGTGAATAGGTGTCAGGTCTACCAGGGTGAAATTTGATGATTACGTGGGCGGAACCTTCCACGCCTTCCTCTTTCTGCCTTCTTGCAAACCTTCTGGAGCCGGCAACTGGGTCGGAGAATGCTGGATCTGCTGCATCTCGATCACTTAAGTTAATTAATAGCGTTGCATACTCTTTAGAAATTTTGATGTCTTGAAAATATACGGACTTATACCCCTTTGCAATCGGAATAATGATCCTTCCTTTTTTGTGGGTTGCTTCAATGGCTTTAAATAGATTGAGTGCAGAAGGAGGGGTTAGTCCATCAAAGTTTTGGAATTCTTCTTTTCTTGAGTAGGCTTTAATTACCAAGTCAAAAAATTGAATGTGTCTTTCGGAGCGGCTGGCCATATATCGTTATTAATATTAGATTTGTTAACTATACAGTTATTTATCATTTGGGCGAAGCAAGATTTATTTAAGATAAAGGATTTTCAGGTTCTCATTCGCCTTATAAATAGGATGTGCCCCAAGACTCCAAAGCCCTTCAACAAAAATGGACCGCCCGCATTACGCATGCGCGCGCTCACTGGTCAACATTCCATAAGCGCGTAAGACACAATCGCAACACTGTAGCTGGCTTTAATTGGAATGCAGATCCCACTGGCAAAGACTTCTATAGCCTGAGAGCCAACCTCATACACGGAACCATCTCCGCAGTGCTGCCTAACGTGTATGCACGAAATCCAGAAATATCAACAGCACCCACCCACTCGGGCGCGGACATTAAACTCTTCTGCAAAACATTGGAGAAGGCAACCAATAGAGCCCTAGAGCATGCTCAATTAAAGAATCGAGCCAAGTCCACTGTAAGGGCAGCGCTGACCTGCAGCTTCGGAATTCTGAAAGTGATGTATCAGCGAGACCCAAGCAAGGATGTATATATCCAAAGCCGTATTAACGATGCTCAAGAAAACCTCCTAGCTATAGAGGAACTAGCGCGAGACCTCCAAGAGGGTAGCCAACGTCATCATCATGATGTCAAGAGGGCAGAGCTAGAAGAGCTCATTAAGTCACTACAGGAGCAGTCAGAAGTCCAATCCGCTGAAGGATTAGTAATTGACAGAGTCCTCACGGAAAATCTACTCATCGACCCATCTATCTGTGAGTTCTGGGATTACACCGATGCTGACTGGATTTGCCAAATCATCCCCATGAAGCGTGGTCAGGCTGAAGCACTCTACAAAAAGAACTTAGCCAATGCCAAGATCTACCAACCAGGCCAAGGTGAACCATCTCACAAGAAGGCTAAACGCTTAGCCTCGATGCAGATGAATGCTGGTTCTGGCCCGGTGACTGATGATCAACAAATCGCAGTACTAGAGATCTGGGATAGAGCTACCCAGCGTGTTTATACGATGGTGGAGGGCGCGACTGAGTGGCTTCGTGAGCCTTATTCACCGCCAAGAGCCGGAGAGCGCTGGTACCCATTCTTTCTATTGCCTTACCAAGTAGTCGATGGTCAGTTCGTTGGTCCAAGCCTAGTGGATCTAACCGAGCGTTTGCAAGACGAACACAACGAAGCCAGGGATCGATTCAACCAACATCGTGATCTCTGTATACCCGGATGGGTAGCCTCTGCCGATATCAATGAAAAAACCATTAAGAAGCACTCTGATTCAAGATTCGGCGAGATCACGATTGTCGATACTGAAGGCAAACCTCTTAACCAAGTCATCATTCCTAGAGGCCATCCTAAGATCGATCCTATTGTTTATGACACCAGTGCTGTACGTTATGACTGGGAGCAGGTCACCGGCCTTCAAGATGCTGCGCGCTCCACCGTAGTAAGACCCAAGACAGCTACCGAAGCCAACATCTTGCAAAGAGCCTTATCTGGGCGCGTATTTGAATTCAAAGACCAGATAGAAGATTGGTTGCAAGAGATTGCCCAATATAGCGCCCAGGTACTTTTGCAAGAACTCACCAAAGAGCAGGTAGAGCGCTACATGGGGCCACCAAGCACTAAGACCACCATGATCAATGGCGAACTCGTCATGACCATGGAGAAAACCTATGACTGGCCAGAACTCACCAAAGACCGAATCTTTGACATGGTCGATCTACGCATAAGAGCAGGCACCACCGGCGCACCAGATGGCATAGAAGATAAAGAGAGTTGGCTCAAAGTTTTACCCATGATTACAAATCTATCCATCCAGATGCAGAACCTACAAGCAAGAGGCATGGACTACGAACATATCCGTAATCTCCTACAAGAGACTCTCTTGCGATATGACGATCGTATCGATTCAAATCTATTTATACCGAACGTAGAAAAACAAGCGCAGGGATACGTAGATATCAACAGTGATCTATTAATGAATCGGATGTGGCAAATGGGTGGAGACAAGCGCAGTACAGAACAACAATCAAAAGAGGAGACAGCAGATGCAAGAAGTGAAAAACTTTAGTTCTGGAGTGATGACTAATAGCGGTGCTATTCAGCGGGTACAAGACCGTGAAGCCAAGCGAGAGCGTGAGCGCCTAGAAAAGGAGGCTTATGAAAAACATGCGGCCGAATCAGCTGCAAGACGCAATAAAGCCAGGGAAGATCGCGCCATTGAATTAGCCGAACAATCCAAAGCAAGACAAGCTGCCGAAGAAGAAAAGCAGCGCAAGGCTGCGGAAAAATCAGCCCGTGAAGAAGAAGAGCGGCTCAAGGTCATTGCAGCCAAGGAGGCTGCTAGATTAGCTCGCCAGCAAGACCTAGAAAGAAGGCTTGCAGAAAAAAAGGAGAAGGAAGTAGCTGCACAAGCTGCCGCTGAAGTTGCTGCGCTATTGGCAAAGCAGCAAGAGCAAGAGCGTCAAAACCAAAAGCAGGCCCAGGCTACAGCGTTGTTGGATGATTTAAGTAAAGCTCCAGACGAATCTAAGGCAGAAGCTCCAAAGTCAGTAGCGACATCGAAAGCGCTTGAGGATCTAGACGAGCTGGAGGAGTTAGAGACTGAAGAGTCAGTATTACAAATGGTGAAGGGCGCCGTTCATGTGCCAGCATCAATACCTGCTGTGGATGCAAGCGAAGACCTTAAGACAGATTTGCCAGCTGCTTATGACATGAGTGCGCTGATGCCAGCACCTGCTGTTCTCACTGTAGAAACTACACCGCAGCCAGAGGTGCAAGTAGAAAGTGGCAAAGAGCTTATTGACCGAATTCTGTCGGGTGCTGAAGAGCTCCCAGAGAATCATGAGCAAGCTCCACAATCAGCTCGCAGTGAGAATCGATTTCAGAAGATCATCAATACCAATCGTGATCTTACAAAAGAAAACCAAACTCTTAAAGCGAGGGTTGAGAAGCTATTGGATGAAGTGCATGGCTACCAGGTTGAAGGTGAGTTAGTTGGCAGCATCCTAGATACACAAGAGCGTGCTAAGCGACAGGCTCCGCCACAGAATGCAGCCGAGCGATATCTAAAGCCTAAGCTATTTAGCGTTGTAGATGAGGCTAAAAAAGAGATGCTCAAGTACCTATCAACTAGGGAGGATGAGATTGATCACACGCACAAGTCAGTATTGTTTCTGAAGTACATGCAAGACCCGTTCTATATGAATGTGTTCGTGCAAAACAATCAGGCTTCTGAGTGGTGGCCTGTGATTGATTCAATTTACAACTCGATTGGGTTGTCTGCGCCAGATTGGTCCAAGTCAAAGGCTGAGACTTATCAACCTAAGGCTCAGCCTCAGCCCATACGGGCGCGAACAGCAACATTGGGCGCGCCAGTAGCTAGCTCTGAGCAACCGATGGACCGTATTGCTCAGCACCTAGGCAATATGGGAATTTAA